GACAGTACACTCACCTAGTTTGCTATCCATTGAACGTTCTGGAACGCAGTCATAATATCCCTCAATTAATTCCATCACCAATCCTCCTTAAATACTTTGCGGAATATCTCATCCAACATGTCTTCCATCTCACGGTCTGTCATCTTCTTCTCCCTTCTTCCAATAATGTATTTGCGGTTTGTTTTCTGTAGCTTCACTGACCTCGACATAAATAGTAAAACCATTTAGTTCGAGGTAAGCAGACACAGGACTTCGAACGTCAACTATCATCTTTATCCTCCAATATCTCTACGTCTGTGCCCCAGACCCAATCGCCATCTAATTCGTTTGGTTCATAGAACTCGTCACCATCGATGTTGTTCTTGATCCAATACCAGATCTCATCCTCTGGAACGTCGTCAGGTACTTCACCCTCCCACTCCAGAAACGTAATCATATCCGCTCTCGATCTAACTCTTCTAGGCATGAGCTTCCTCCTTTTTAGTATACCATTCGTCAAAATCATCTTCGTCATCAAACTCTGGTTCCCAATCTTTGTATTGTCCGTCCTTGTATTCTCCCTCGAACGCCGCACCTTCGTCGTAAAAATCTACATGGAACTCGATCCCCTGCTCATGGAGTTTGTTCCATACAGGAACAGGTGGAGACCACGCAGTCCAACAACTGAAATTAAAATAAAACTTATCTGATGAAGGTAGAGGAGCGATCTCATCGGTAATCTGAACATCGCATATATCCCACTTGGTGTCCCAGTTCTCTAACCTCCAGTCATACCAATTAGGGATCTCTTTCTCCTCGCACATCTTGCGCTCTTCATCCCCAAGTAAACCATGGAACATATCTTTTGGCTGTGGAATAACCTCATCCAATAACCTCTCCTCCTTGACCGCCTTGTACAGACGGTCAATTTCTTCTCGAGTTCCCTCGATGTAGTAATGTTGATAACAATGATTTGGCATAATTTTTCTCCCTTCTACCAATCTAAAAATTTTTCATCACCAGTGATTGGACAGTCAAAATGACCGTCCGAACCAATATCTTGCTTGTGATCTTCCTTGAGAATTTTGTAGAACTCTCTCTCGTTCTTCGCCTCGATCACACCGAACATAGCACCGTAGTCGCTATCAAAACAAAAATGATACTCGTGCATCACACGTCCCCCAATTCATCATGTAACCGACTGATAATCGCACCCAGTGCCATGCCCAAATGCTTGCGGTCACAGTTCAATACCACATCCTTAACGTCATACGCATTCGGATCTCGATACTCATGGTTGGCACTGCATGACTGAGGGTGAGACTTGTCCTCCATCATTGTACGGATCTTGTCTCCGAAGGGCTGTGGCTCATCTGTTGGAAACTGAACAGTGTTCAGATCCGTCAAACAATTGTGCAAGTTCAAGAACTCAAGAAGCTCGGCCTTCGAGGTGGGAACATCGATCTCCCACCAGTCTTTACCAAAAGCTTTCTTCGCATCAGCTTGAGTCCCTGCCCAATTACCTTTTTGATCATAGTATAATCTCATAACTTCCCCCTACTCAGTAAAGCATAAATCAAAACTGTAGTACGGCTCACAATAGCCCCACTTACAAAATGGCATCTGTAATGATGCATGAACCGCCCACTCGAACGGCCCTGCCTCAAAACAAACACGCCAGAACCTACCGTACCCCTGATGTTCAGTTTGATCTGGGTTGTAGATGCCTAACTCAATGTCAGGATCAAACCCAACATCCTCGCACCACTTACGTAATGCCTTGTACAAACCCTTCGCCGCATTGGCCTTGGTCTTGTACCTCTCAGGGTTCCAATCTATAACCATGGTCCCCTCTTCCATACAATCAATCGCTAACATTTGTTTTTCCCTTTGATTTGTTTTCTACAAACAAACTACTTGTGTTTGACACACAACACAACCCTTTTATTGGTTTGAGGACAAAAAATACATATAGGCCACACAGCCAGAGATTTTTTGTTTTTTTTTTTTTTGCATTCAAATCAAGTGTCCTCAGCGTCCTCAAACGTCCTCAGTTCAAGTATATATAGTTCAAACTGCCCTGAATTGAGGACAACGTGAGGACAGTGAGGACGTTTCTGTAGAGAAAACCCCTATATAGAACTGATTGATAAAAATTATTTCTTGGATTAGGTTGGGATAAACATACAAATGGGGATCGTATGCCGAGCATAAAAAAGAAGATCGAAGAAGAACACAACCGTCAGTTAACAAACCGCCAGATGACTTTTGCTAGACACATTGTGGAAGGCATCTATTCGAACGCAGAATGTGCAAGGAAGGCAGGGTATGCCACTGACCTAGCAAAGAAACAGGCTTCTGTTTTACTGAATGGTCGGGACTATCCCCATGTTCTGGAATATATCCAAGAGATTAGAGAAGAACGCGAGAGAAGATATGGAGTGTCTACTATTGGGCAACTCGAAAGACTACATAAATTATCTCTTGGTGCTGAAGATGCAGGGCAATTTTCTGCGGCAATTAACGCTGAGAAGATTAGATCTGCATTGGGTGGGCTTACGATTGATCGAAGAGAAACAATCAACACCATCGATCAACTATCTCGAGATGAAATCACTGCTAGACTGGCTCTTTTGCAGAAACAATATCCTCAAGCTTTTGTAATCGATGGAACAGCGGAGGATGTAACAGATGAGCAAGGGACCAGAGTCGAACTTTTGGAAGCAGATACGCAATAACCTACCAGAAAAATGTTTTGCCACACGGATTGAGAACAAGCATGGGGGCGGTGTTCCTGATGTTCACATGGTCTGGGATGGTAAAGCTTTTTGGTTCGAGTTGAAAGTAACCAAAGGAAACGCAGTTAACATCAGTCCTCATCAGGTTGCTTGGAATATGGCATACTACGCTCGAGGAGGCTCAAATTTTTACTTAGTAAAGAGGGCCGTGGACAACCATCTATTTTTATTTGAGGGTGATCAGGGGCCATCTCTGAGCCAGAGCGGTATATCGGGGGCCGAGGGCCATGATTTTGCGGATCTTGCGGCTCTATGGAATTTTCTTGCGGCTCGACTTGCGGCTCGAGGTGCGGCTTTTATATCTTGCGGCTCAACTGGCTTAATAAAAACCGCTCGAGTTTGAGTGATCGAGCGGCTGTAGTCCAGGCGGTCAACCGCCTGGAATGTCTTTTAGTGTTTTACTATTGCAATTGATTTTCCTTTGCTCGATCCCTTGCAAAGTTTGCAAGCGGTGCATTGCACCCTTCGACCTGCTTCCTTCGATGCAGGACACAATGCTTCGTTTTGTTTGTCGATGTCGCCGAGATCCGCAATCACTCGGAATGTTCGGTTGCCTTGTTTCCATTGTGCAATGGCTTGCTCGTGATTGTCTGCACTCTGCATTGCTATATCTGGTCGCCAGTTTGACTGATGAGTGTAGGCGGTCCATGTGTCGGCGTTGCTTAATAGCTGTTCCCAAACATGATTTGGGACAGCAGCCGGATCACCATAGGTTCCAATTCTTACGAAGCGATCAAGGCCGAGTAAAATTCTCGACCACTGAAAATCCGCTTTTGGATATATGCCACGAACAAAAGATTTATAAACGATTGTCGGGCCTTGCCCTAAGTTTACGTAGCA